AAATCCATATCGTTCTCCTTTTGTGATTGGAGGAGACAGTATATAGATCAGTTTACTTTAACGCAACAGTTTTATTTACCGTTGCGAATCATTTCTGTTAACTCGATAGCCCTAGATCTGACCTGCTTTGCCCACCGCGAGTCCATGAACTCATCGGCTGCTAGGCGGTAGTCTGCCACCTCCATAGCGGCCAGTGCCTTCTTGAAGAGCCTTAAACGTGTGGCCCCAAGGGAAAAGCTAATATCTATCAGTGCATTCTTTCGCACATCGTCCAGGCTATTAAACCAGGGGTACTCTGCGCTCAGCTCTTTTACGACCCGGATAATGTCATTTTCTAGCAGTATGTCTATCTCTTCGTCGCTGAGGCCTATACCGCCATTGGGGTCTATGTTGCGCCCGATTCCTATGGTCCAGTGGCCAGTAGGGCACATGTAGGCAACATGCCGGCCATTGACCTTAACCTCGCCCTCGTGGCGCTTGAGCATCTCTATTAGTGGGCTTTTATTCGTCATCATAGGAGTAGTTCATTTCATGGCAAAGCATCTGAGAGGCAGAGGTTAGAACGCCGATCACAGCGTAGATAGACATCCCGTCCTCTAGAAGATCTGCAATTAACTCATGCAGCCCTGTGTACATCCTTTCGGCCAGTAGTTCCTGCTTATCGGCGGTGTTTAGCTGTACGACATTATCGCTCATTTGGTCACCATGCACGGGTCGGGGAGAATGATGCCAGTAGACAGCAGTAGAGCCGTTCTACCGGCCTTTCTAATATACGACATAGGCTTGCCGCAGTACATCTTAAAATCGCTTACAGCGCCCTTGGTGATATCTCCTAGCTGATAGCCGTCCTTGAGATTCTCGGTGATGGCGCAGCTAGTTGTCGCAGAAAATAGTAGTGAGATTGTGATAGCCCGCCATATCATGGTCGCTGATCGCATCACCTATACCTCTATCCCTGCGTACATATTTCTCAGGAGGGTTTACCCATGTCTTACCCCAGTTGTCGAAGTAGACCAAAGTCTGGCCTGCGTCCGGGCAGAAGCCAATAGAAGGGATGCGAGCCACCATGTCAGAACCGCAGACGAATGAGACCTGTGATTTAAGGTCCCTCATCTTCGCCTTAGATGGCCGCATAAATACGTTTGGCTTACCAAAGGTAATGAGCCTTACGTTAGGGAAGAATCGGCAGCAGTGAGCTGACAGCTCTGCTAGGGCCCCGCCAAGAGAGTGACCCACAAAGATAATCTCCTTGCTTAAATCAAGCTTAGCCGAGATCTCCTTCCAGACCGACCTGTGAGCCATCATGAACCCGCCATGCACCCACCGGCCACTGTAGCGCCAGGGGAATGCCGTCAGGTTAAACACCCAATCCCGAGCCTGCTGAGTGCCACGAAAGACCACATACTGGTGCCTTGCGTGATCAATGATATAGGCTGTAGTTGAGGTGGCAGAGCTCTCTATCTTCAGAGCGCCATCTATATCCTCATCGTAGGCCTTCAGAGCGTACTTAGCTGCCTTCTTGATCAGTCTCTTGTTCACAGGTGATCTCGATTCGGTTAGGGGCCACAGAGGTCGCTACGGCCTCACGGTTAGCTAGGCGCTGCGTTTCTGGCAGGTCGCAATACTTCTGAACCGCATTAGATACAACATCTAGTGACGAGCAGTTAGCTAAGAATAGAACAGGTACAAGCAGTAGATATTTCATGATTACCCCATCGTGTTAAACCATGTCGTGATTCCGGCCACCACAACAATCCAGAAAAGACGCTCAGCGAACCGGCCGCTGACTGCATTAATTGCCATCGTGTCTATCTTTGATTCTATCGCGGTGATCTTGTCATCAATAGCTGACTGACGTTTAAACACTGTAGAAATCTGCTCCTCTGCCCTGGCTAGAGAAATCATGGTCTCACTTAGCCTGTCAATTTTAAGCTCCACTCGCGTCAGCCGATCTTCCATCTACATCACCACATTCGCTTCGTCGTACTCTCGAGGGATCTCATAGGTGCAAGTCATTAGCTTGCCCCCCTCTGCCTTGTAAACAATTAGGTCCATCGTGTGCCCTGACCCATAGCCCATGCTTGAGTGCCAACGGTCTGGTGGAGCGAGGCACCCGTGCTTAGACACGGTCACGCCCTCGAATTCCTGCACCGAGGCATGGTGGAAATGGCCGACCAAAAACTGCCTATGCGTCGTCTCACCCCAATCCTTTGGCATATCCCTTGGCATGATCTGGGCAAGTTTAGCGGCCTTTATCTTATCGCCATGATGTATGCCCAGCAGCCACTTGTTCCATCTCACATAGTGAACGTACTGAGATGATTTTAGCACATTTACCCTTGGCTCTGACTTGAAATAGGCCTCAAGTATTATCTGAACAGCTAGGCTTGTATGATCGTCGTGGTTTCCCCTAGCCACTACCAGGGTCACGTTGTCGCACTTGGTTAGCATCTGCTCGACGCCATTCATGAGCACCTGGGCACATGCCCTGAGCTGATCCTCGTAAGAGCATGACATGTCTACTAGGGTGCCCTTCGTGGTAGTAAAAGGGTTTGCTCGGTCCGAATGTGCCAGATCTCCTAGAGAAACTAGCAACCCATTTTTCGCTTCGGGCATCTGTTCAACAAGTGCTGAGATAGCCTCGTCGATCTCACGCGTAGCCTTAGCGACATTGAAGTCACGGTCTCCTGTTTCTTTCCTGAAGGCGAGGGCCCCAACATGGGCATCACCGATTATCACGGCAGGCATAAGGTCATCTTTTCGGACCTTCTTACCCTTAGCCTTGCGCTTGACCGGGATAACTCCCTTGCAGAGCTGCTCAACAAAAGCATTGAATGCCTCTGCTTTCTCTGCCTCTGCGACACTCCTTTTCGTTTTTAGCCAAGTCTTATTCCCATCTGGGTCTGCCGAGTATACGCTGCGACCGATCACTGTCTCACCTGGTCCGACTAGGTGGGTGCTGTCCCAGTGCTCTGTGTAGCCCGCTGCCGCAGCCCTGTGTTTCACAAAGGCAACGTGGTCGCGCACAGTGGAAGGCGCTACGCCAAGAACCGTTGCAGTTTTAACGGAATTCCTGCCGCACTCTTCCCACGCAGCTATTGTCCTTTCCTGCGCCTCTGTTTTTGCGTAATCGATTAAGCTCAAAGCACTACTCCTACTACTGCCATAACACAGGCGAATAAAACTGTTCCGATAAAAGCATAACCCATGCCATCAATAATCAGGCGCTTCCTTTTTGCCCTTGCTTCAGCAGCCTCTAGCCGCTGTCTTCGTATGGTTCTCCTGGTCTTAAGCATCTCGTTGTAAAACGCTTCTCCAGGTCCATAGAGAACAATGATCTCTCGTAGCTGAGCCTCCATCTGCTGAGTCTTATGCTTAGCCATCTGGATCTCTAAGGCCTGAGCCTCTACCGATGAGCCTCTTAAGAATTTAGGCCCATACTGATTCTCTTTCTCTATCTCTAGAATCTTCTCTTTAGAGTCAAAGAATTTGCCTATGTACTGTGCGGTGTCCTCTATCTCACGCCCGGCATTTACTGCCTTGGCCACCATGTTATAGGCACGAGTCGCACCAGATATACACGCAGTTATGGTTAGTGGGTCCATTAGTACGGCCTCGCTGTCTTAGGGTCTGCCTTTCGTGGTAAACAATAGGCAGCAAGGGCAATGCCTCTCGGCTCGTATCTAAGTGTCCGCTCTACCTTTCCCCTGACAATGGCATTAGCAAAATAGTTGCATCTATTGATGTCATAGAAGTACATGTCCGAAGACTGAACTTCGCCATTCACTAACACCATTAATAGAAATAGATGCGTCACCGATCATGCCTTAGTAACCTTTTACAAGCAGCTTCTTGTAATCAGGGTCTGACAGTTTGCGACGGATGTACTTGGCGTACTCTTGAGTGCCTATGGCGGCACCGCACTCGCGTGACCATTGCTCAGCAATGACCAGGGGGATAGATCCTACCCAACGTGCTTTGGCATCGCCGTGCATCGAAGGGACGTGATCTCTTAATTCATGAATCTCTTTTAGGATTCCGCTTACGTCTTGGCTTCGGACTACCTGTATCTTGTTGTCCTCCGCTACTATCTTCTCGTTCACTGACATTCTTAACTACCTCAAAAAATCCACTTTCCACGGCCTGCTTAGCTGCCTCGCTATCGACCTCGATGATCTCGTTAAACTTACGAGGGCCTCCGTCAATCCACGGCCTACGCTCACTGATACAGATAATTTTTGTCATGACTTGGATTACTTCCTAGTAGACTTAGCGCCGCTGCACTTCCATCGCTTGCGACTGAGGTTGTTCGGTGTGTTGGGGTCGTTCTGCTTCGCTTTAGGCAATCCTTTCTTTATGCCTAATGATCTAGCGCAGTACGCATCACCCTTGCTGGTTCCGGGCTTAACTCGAGGGCCGCCATCTTTGGCTTTCCCGGCCTGCCCATAGCTGACCTTCTTACCAGATGCGGTGACCTTTACTTTGGCCTTGCCCTTTCTTGGTGTTGCCATGCTTACCTCATAGAAAAGGCCGAGACCCCCGAAGAGATCCCGGCCTATCCGACTTAGCTCACGTCAGCGATAACGCCGTGTGCTGCTTCGTTGTCTACCTGGAGACCGAACTCTACAGAGATCAAGCGACGCTCGGCATGGCCGGTACGCGCTAGAGGCTTCTGTGAAGTAGGCTTGAGGTATGCTACTCGTGCGTAGTTAGGGTCGAGGACCAGAACGTCGCGTGAGCGGCTGAAGCGTGAAGGAACAATCTGTAGCTCACCGAAGTCTGAGATGTAGACGTCGATTGCAGCGTTCAGCTTGCTGTCTTCTGCTTCTTTGAAGCGTGTAGCGTTGCCTGTGAAGGCAGAGATAGTCTGCTTCTGTGAAGGGCCACAGATTACGACTGAGGGCTCTGCGCCTTCTGTCCAGCAGTTAGCAATAACGCTCTTAAGAAGAGCCTCTGTAATTGCGCGCTGTGTGCCGTCAGTTGCCGCTGCATCAACGTAGCCTGCATCGCCAGCACCTGAAGTAGTACCGTCAGCACCACCTACGCCACGGTCGGCGTTAGTGCGGAGGAACGCAGGCAAACCAGCAGATGAGCGAGCTGTGCCAGACGCGCCGGCAGAACCTGCTACGTTGTCGCAAAGCATAGACTCCATATCGCGCTTAAGCTCTTTCAGCTTGTATGCGATTTGCTTGGCTGTAGTCTGTGCATCGCCTGCGCCGTTTACAGCGTTGGCAGTGTCAGACACTTCTACGACCTTGTCAGAGATCTGCGTGTAGTTGCCCTGACGGACAGCGTTAGTTGGTGCATCGTTAGTTGGAGCTGACTCGCCTTCGATAACACGGTTTGAAGTGCTAGCCGCTGCTAGAGACACTACGCCCCACTCGAAGTAAGTGTTGTCCACGTTGCGACGGCCAATAGCAGACATCACAGGTGTGTCAGTTGGAGAGATAGAGATCATCGCGTCTTGCAGATCTTCTTTGATGGTCGAGACGTCATAGGTCTCGTTAGTGTTAGCTGTTACGCCCATAATAATTCACCTAAAGTAGTTAGCTTAATAAAAATTTGGCCACATCATCGATGCTGCCGGTCTTTTTCATCCGAGCTTGAGCGTTCTGTCGTTGCTTGGCTGCGCCTGTCCTACCGGTTTTCTTAGTGCCTGGCTTGACCATTGGTCGTGCGTTACTGGCTTTCTGCGTGGCCTTAGACTTACCCTCAACGAGTTGGTCGTACTTCATAGCCTTTTGCAGTACCAGGATCGCCCGGTGATCCATAACCTCCGATAACTCTGACTCGGAATAACCGAGCTTGCTACCGAATTGTACTAAGTCTTCCTTAAGCTTAGATGCCGATTTGGCGTCACTAAACTCTGGTATCGCTTGCGCTAGCTTCTGCATCTCACCTTGGAGATATTGCTGCTGTGCAACCTGCATCTGGTAATTCTGAGATTCCGTAACCTGCTGAATCTGATACTGCTGATTCTGATAGTTTTGGAGTGCCTCGTCATAAGATAGCTTGGCTTCCATGTAGCCTATAGGGTCGTTGTTAAACAGTTCCCTAGATGGTGGCACGGGAGGACTAGCTAGCTGTCCAGATTGCGCTTGCTGCAACAAGTATGACAGTTGCTGCCGCTCATTTAAGAGAGCTTGGTAAACACCTTCGGCTTCTTTCTTAGCCTCTGACGCTTCCTGCATTCCCTTTTGGATATAAGCTTGGCCACTGAAGGATCGCTTAAGGTCTTCCAGGGTTACTTCACGTTCTTCGCCATCTACTTTGACGGTGTAAAGTTCCTGCTGACCGGCATCCTCAGCCTCTTCTGCTTCATCCTCATCTTGATCATCAGACTCATCGTCAGTCGTATCATCAAGATCCTCTCCGTCCTCGTATTCATCTGCGTCGTTAGACTCCGCTTCGGGTTGGTCTAGCAGATCTTCCTCAGTTGGATTTTCTTCACCTTCGTTGCCCATAATTAGGCTGTCTGCGACGGAGTCTATGCTGCCGTCCATATCAGTCGTATCCACGGTCCTGATTCCTTTTGTTACTTACGTTTTTCGAAGATCTTCTCGTCCGTTATAGCGGATTGGAGTCGTCCCTCGATCTTGCTTAATGCACTCACTATGGAGTGCGCTTCTTCCCTGATCTCTGAATCCGTCGACCCAGAGTTCAAGAAGATTTTGACCTGCTCATCCCTCAGTTCGTCCATGACGGTCCTGAAGTTCTCGTCTGCCAGTAAAGCCCTGGCTCGAGCAGCTCGTTGTTTGATATCCAATTATACACCTCTTGGAGCGCGTTGGAGCGCCCTAAGCTTCTCTGTTTCGACACTGGTCTCATACTTGCCATAGATCTCAGCGGTCTTGAGCATGAGGTCTTGGTCCATCTTATCACGCTCTAGGTCATCCTTAGCAGCAGCTTTTGCCATCTCCATCTGCATCTTAGCGGAGTCAGACGCAGCCTTAGCCTCAGCCTTCATTTGCTCTGCTTGTAGATAAGCTTGGTTTGGATCTACCTGCTCCTGTGCCGCTGCCTGCTGAGCCTCTGAAGCCATCTGCTGTAGAGCTGCCTCAGTCTGTGCGTCCATAGGAGCGAAGTAGCGGTCAGTGTTACGAATACCAGACATTGCTAGGACATCACCTAGAGAGTTGCGGATCTGCGTCATGGTGACCAATCCGTTCTGTGGCCCATAGGTCTGATAGATCTGAATCTGCATCTGTAGAGCTTGGTTGAGCGCAGCGATCTTGGTCTCATCCTTGCCAGTGCCCAGACCGACGTTGATAGAGACGTCCATTGCTGAGTTCCACACCCGAGGATCAACAGGGATAAACCTACCATTGAGGCGCATCATCTCTTCGTCGGTTGTGTTCTTAATCATGAGGTCTAGCATGAGCTTGAACATCTGACGCATGCCACCCTCTGCGAAGTTTCTAGCAATAACCTCTACCTGCCCAGCACCTGCCTGCATAGTAGTCGCTACTGCCGTCGCTGTCGCGTTCTGGAGAGCGTCTGGGTCTAGGCCTAGTGATGCCCTAGATACGCCGGTTTTTTGCTCTGTCTGCTCGTCCATGTACTGCATAGCGGGCAGGGTGCTACCTGCAATGAAGGGCACCGAGAGGTCTTGTATAGCGCCCATCTGCTTAACCCGGACAATTGCACCAATTTCGTTGTTGAGCACGTCGTCCATGTTAGTCAGGTCTTCTACTACCTGCTGTCGTGGCTGATTAGTTAGGGCCACGTTGTCTAGCATGCCACGGAGCATTGACGTAGATGCGTCCTGGTCGTTCATGATCAAGTCAGCGATAGAGCGTCCATAGAATGCGTGAGGCTCTGGGTCGCACTCGAACACAGCAAAAGGCACGTTGTCGCAAGGCATAAGGTCTAGCAGCTTGTAGCCGCTACCGCCCATTGTAAACTTGTGCAGCAAAGGGACGCCTGTGCCATCCACATCAACGCGCATGTAGGCCTCAGTGATAAGGACCACCTTCATTGATGGGTCGTTATAGTCTTCCTCTGCTCGGTCGCGTGAGTAGCCTCGACGTGCGAAGTCTTCCTCATCTACCAGGCTGTCAGTCTCTGATATCCCTGACAGCTCTGAGATCTCGTCAAAGTCAAAACCCATAGCAACGACATCTGCCACGCGCATCTCTGTGCGGTGAGCAACCACATAGGCGTCTTCAATGCTTCGAGCGTTACGGTCCACAAAGAACTCTTCGGGAGGGACAGACTCAACACAGAGCTTGCCGTCGTTTTTAGTCTTGATGATCTTGATGTCGTGCTTGCGGGTCTGCACCTGCATGCCCATCTGATCCATCTCAACCTCAATAACCTCTGAGTGCTCGATGACCTCGATGTCGTCCTCGTTAACAATGAGAGCGAACTCTTCGTCGTTGAGATTAGTGAAAGTGTAGGTCTTGCCTGTTTGGTACTCTTCCCAGTAGATCTTAGCAATGCCGTTCTTTTTGACCAGAGCATCGTGGAACACATCAGAAAGAACCTTGTAGCCGTTGATCTCACCAAACTTCCAGTGCATGTAGGACGTCGCCTGCTCTGCGCCTTGGGTGTCTTCTGGTCCACGAGGCACGAACTCAACCGGGCGCTCAGTAGACAGGAATATACGCATGAGGCTCGGCTTAATGCCACGGATAGCGTCACGGACCTTTGTAGCGACTACTCGTGAGCGTCCATCCTCAAAGCCAAGGTCTGTCTCGCCATCGAAGTAGCGTTGAGCCTTGACTCGTTCTGGCGATATCTCTGACTCAACAAAGTCCACCGCGTCCGTAATGGCGGTAGCTACAATGGTTTCGATTTCGTCGTCTGTAAGTTGCTTTGGCTTCATAATATCTCTGCTACTGATTTATTTGTTGAGATTGGTATAACAAGTTAGCCAGTATAGGATCGCCCTTAGCTGCCAACATAGCTGCTTCTCTAGTCATTGGCTCCATTCTTCTAACGCCTGCGCCTAAATTATAAGCACCGGCTCCAACAGCTCTAGGAGAAGAAGCGAGAGCGGTTATAGCTGCGGCAGGCAATCCGGCAGCGCCATAAGCCCCATAAGTGGCAAGAAGCCCAGATCCTCTTTGTAATCCTCTAGGAGCCATAGGAGCTAATGATTGACCTGCCAATCCAGACCTAAACTCTGGGCCGCCTGCTGCCTCTAATTCATCTGCAAGTTTCTGCCTTTGACCGTAGTTTGTCTGCACATCATCTCGCATTAAAGATTGAAGCTTTCTCATTGCGGTATCAGCAGATGCTTTATCACCCAAAGATAATGACCTTTCTATCTCTTGGATTACGTTGCTGCTATCTTCGTACCCCTTCATAACTTTGGCGTATGTTGGAGCCTGCCTTGATATTGTGCCCCTAATAGCTTGAACTATTTGGTTTGTGGCTGCTCTTGCATTAGCCGCCTGATCGTAAGGAAGCTTACCAACGATCTCATTGAATATCTTCTGCTTAAGAGCGTCCATACCCATAGGAGTATGAAATTCAGGGTCTAATCTTTTCCACTCAGTTACCATCTTCTCTATTTCAAAAAGAGCATTATTAAGAGTGGTGTCAACCGGAGCACCTTTAAATCTAGCGCGATCAGCAGCAGACTCCATAGCTGCATCAATATCATCAAAGGATAGCTGAGTTTGATCTGTTTCAATCTTACTCATTCCTTGCTGATACTGCTGAGATCTTTGCTGCCTTAAAAGCCTTAGATTTTCTTTTGCAGCCTCTAATATTTGATCGTAATTCCCTTGACCTGTAAGAGCATCAACAAACTGCTCGGCCTTAGCTCCGCCCTCACGACCTGCTTGATACGCTCGACGTACAGGCTCTGAACCTGTTCCAGTTGTAACGCCTAAAACAGATGATGTTATTTCGCCTGCTTTTCCTGCTACTTTAGGAACGGCCCTAGCTGTAGCTGTTAAAGGCTCAATGGCGGCGGCTGTCTCAGCTAATCTAGCGCCTGCCGCTGTTTTACTAATAACAGGCAGTTTACTAGCAAGACCCATTACCATTGAGGCATCAGCTACTATTGCAGCAGGATCTGAAGCAAATGCTCTTTTGGCGTTTTCTAAGCTGCCGTACTTTTCAATGTAATGTTTGCCTACAGCGTCAGCAGTGCGTTTAGCTCTGTCTGCGTTTTCTGTATTGCCCCAATACTTGGCTTCAAAATTATTAAGAGCCTCAACCATGCTGTCTGGCAAAACATAACTTAATACACCTGCGCCTAGATCTAATACGCTTTGAGCGGTATCAATCGGGTTCATAACCGCAGTGACAAGATCTTCGCCTAATCCGTACACAGATCTAGGAGTGTTCTTTGTCGCTTGAAAAAGCATTGAGGCATAACCCAAAGAAGGAGCAGCGCCAGAATTAACAGCAGGCGCAACAGGTTGAGTCTGGCTTTCTGGAGTTCCTACAACAACGCCACCGTACCTAGCGATGATTTCATCTTCTTCCATTATCTAAATCCCATTCTAGCGTTGATATCTTTGGCTGCTGCTGCTGCATTTTCTGGGCTATCAAATTGAACAACCTTGCCATCGGATAAAACTAAAGTATTACCCATTGGAACCAACCTCTGAGGTTCAATCGCTCGACCTGATTCATTCTTTAAGTTCTGAATTGCAAGCTCTCTTGCTTTTCTCTTTTGCTCTATTAGCGGTTCGCTATCACCTGGCTGTGGGAAGTATTTTTTATCTTCATTCTCGAATTCTTCCGAGCTAATTGCGGCACCAGATTCTTTTCGTAGAACAGCAGTAACGAAGTTAGTTTTTGCTTGTTGGAACTGCAAATATTCATCAGACATTAAGAATCTTTCAGCCCCTCCAAATGGAAGAGCCTCTGCCAAGGCGCTCAATTGAGTGCCTGCAAACTCTAGGGGAACCATCTCTCCATTAATTTCAATTGGACTTGTTAGAAGTCTTTGTGAATCAAGTGCCCTTCGATAGAATCCGGCAGATAGCATTTGAGAATCAGATATCGGCCTTGCTCCTGCTGCTATCTCGGCAGCTTCCCTGCGCCTATCCGCTAAGTAGGTACCATAAGCAGGATCTTCTTTAGCTAGCTCATACTCCCTAAAAGAAGTCGGTTGCAGCGGTTCGGAAGAGCCTAATCTCTTAAATTCCTCAAAAGAGCCTTTAAATAATCCTTGTTCTATAGCGGCATTGTACGCTCTGATCTGCTCAGGCTCTCTATCTGCCCCTTGGATAGCAATTATCTCGCCGTTAGAGCTGACTTTATAAAGAGATTGAGGATCATAACCAGTAACGCCAAATCTTTGATTAAGGACATCACCAGTAATAGTCTCAAATGTTTCTTTAGACTTGTCTGCGTTATACATAGCAATAACGTCAGTTGCTTTAAGCATTGGGTTGTCTATTAGTAGCTGAGCATACTTAGCACCACCCGGCTGAGTCCTGAGCCATTCCGCTGTTTGGTTAGATTGCTTACTAAGAAGATCCATAGCGCGACGTTGCTCGATGTTAGCCGCTGCCTGCTGCATGAGGACCTGGTTAGGGTTCATAGTCATGCCGCCTAAACCGATCACTAGCCTGTCGCGGAAGTTAGGGTCCTGAACTCGGCTCCTGATCCCGCCACCGATAGCACCAAGGATGCCCATAGCTCGACTACCCAGTGTAGGCTTCTGCTGCGGAGGTTGTTGCTGTTGCTGTGGAGCACCTTGACCGTAAGTCTGAACGGCAGGGATGCCGTAGGTGTTTTGATCTAGTAATCCGTTAGCCATGATTCTCTCTCTACTTAAATAGATCTAGCAGACCCTTTGCCTGCTTCTTGGCTTTTTTGCCTATCGCGCCAGGCGCTTCCATGATGCGAGCAGGCATAGACATTACGTTCTGCCCGGTATAACTGATGCGGTCAATCCTGCTGTCAGGATCTAGTCCAGACATAATCATCTGCTGACGCCTGTACTCTTCCTCCTCAGCACTGCGAGGCGGCATTGCCATCCTAGGCTGCATCTGCTGAATTGGCATCATCTCAGCAGTCTGATACTGAGGCGCTTGTATCTGCATCTGTTGGGCTGTGACGTAGTCTTGGTAGTTCATTGTCTTTCCTTATAGTGACGCAGCAAATTGAGCCCAATCTAAAAGCCCTGGATTATATTGGCTTGTCTGCGTCTGAGCGCCTGTCTGAGAGCCACCGAACGCGCCTAGCTGAGTCTGTAGAGCTTGAATCGGTGCGCCGGTGTACCCTGCGTACTGACCTCGTGCTGCGTCTATCAGGGCCTGCTGAGCCATCTGCTGCTGTAAGCCTGCCTGAGCTATATCAGACTGTACGTTGCGAACCATGCCGAACCCGAGGTTGCCGATGTTAGCTAGCTGACCTGCTGCCTGTAGACGCTGACTACCCGCTTGCAGTCCTGCTGACTGATTGGCTAGTTGAGCCTGCATCATGGCGTTTTGATTAGCCTGCGCTGCCTGATTAGCCGCCGCTGCACCGAACTGACCCGCTTGATTCAGCGCGCCCATGTTGGCTATGTTGGTCTGCGTTCCTAGTTGTGCGTTTTGTAACGCTGCAACATTGCCAGCCTGCGCTCCGAACTGAGACGCTACGTTGCCCGCTTGGGCCCCGAACTGAGCTGCTGCGTTCCTCTGAGCCGCATTCTGCATTGCCGCTTGAGTGCCCAGTTGAGCATTTTGCAATGATGCCTGAGTGCCTAACTGAGCGCCTTGTAGGGCTGCTTGGTTAGCTGCCGCAGTGTTGGCTAAGGTTGCAACATTACCTGCCTGTGCTCCGAATTGGCTAGCAGCATTTTGTGCCGCCGCATTCTGTAACGCGGCCTGAGTGCCTAACTGAGCGCCCTGTAGTGCCGCTTGATTTTGCGCTGCCGTATTAGCTAGATTAGCCACGTTGCCTGCTTGAGCACCAAATTGTGACGCGACGTTTTGTGCCGCTGTATTAGCTAAAGCTGCTTGATTAGTTGCTGCTGCACCAAACTGTGAGGCTGCATTTTGAGCTGCCTGATTAGCAATATTAGCTTGGGTTCCCAGTTGTGCATTTTGCAAATTAGCCTGAGTGCCCAATTGAGCACCTTGCATAGCAGCCTGATTAGCTTGCTGAGACGCAAACTGAGAGGCTGCATTAGCCGCAGCCTGATTGGCAATGTTTGCTTGAGTTCCTAATTGAGCGTTTTGCAATCCTGCGACATTAGCTGCCTGCGAACCAAATTCTGCCGCCCTGTTTGCTGCTGCAACATTAGCCATGTTTGCTTGTGTTGCCAGTTGACCATATTGCAGGCCGGCAGTGTTAGCTGCCTGAGCGCCAAACTGAGCAGCTTGATTCTGAGCTGCCGCATTTTGCAAGCTTGCTTGGTTGATAGCGTTAACACCAAACTGAGCTGCTGCGTTTTGAGCAGCTTGATTTGCCAAATTAGCCTGTGAGCCGAGCTGAGCTCCCTGCATAGCCGTTTGGGTACCAAGTTGCGCGTTCTGTAAAGAAGCAACATTCTGAGCCTGGGCGCCGAATTGAGCGGCTTGATTAGCAGCGGCCTGATTAGCTTGCTGAGATTGAAACCCAAGGTTGGCCGTTGTAGTTGCTGCTTGTAGGCCCGCTGCTTGATTAGCAAGGCCTGCCTGCATCCGTGTGCCTATATCTTGCTGCGCTGCGGCCTGTGCTTGTGTGAAGCCTTGCTGACGCAATGAAGACGCAGTGCGAGCTGCCTGCTCTGCGAATGCTCGATTAGTCTCTGCCTCTGCTATGCCTTGACGTGAACCGCCAAACGCACCGGCTGCTTGAGCCTGAGCGCCGCCTATGTTCTGCTGGATTTGCCTCTGTCTCTCAATATCTTGAAGAGACTGCTGAACTACTTGGGATTCGTAAGGATTAAAATAAGGGTCTAAATTAGTGCCAGCTAATTGCCCAGCCGTTACACGGTCTGCTGTAACAGGACCAACGCCAGATAACCTTTCTGCTGAATAGCCTTGAGCTTGAGCTCTCTCTGCCTGTGCTCTTTCTGCTGCTGTTTTCTCGGCTGTATAACCGCCAGCCTCAGCTCCTGTAGCTTGGTATCCTTGTGAACCAACCCTTTGTGCAGCAGCTCTTCCCGCTACATCGTAACCTTGAGACGAAGCCCTTTCGGCTTGAGTTGTTGCAGCATCATAACCAGTTGTGCCGGTTGTAACTGCTCGAGCTCTCTCAGATGCTGCTCTGGCTGCATCATATCCAGATGCCGTAGTTTGTGCTGCATTATAACCTTGGAAGCCCGCTTGTGAGACAGCGGCCTGTTGAGCTGCTGCGTTTGCGGCATTGTAACCCTGGGAGCCCGCGTTCGTTACTGCCGCTCGCTGAGCCGCCGCTTGCTGAGCTGCTGCATCTTGAGCTGTGTAGCCTTGAGACGTATAGCCCTGTGATCCAGCCTGCTGTGCTGCTGCCTGAGCCGCATTGTAGCCTTGAGAACCTATCTGTGCTGCCTGCACGTTTGTTGGGGTAAAGCTCATGCCAGCAGCAGTTTGACGTGCAGCATTACCTACCGTGTTGGCAATTGTCTGAGCGACGTTACCATCAACAATAGGATCTCCCTGCCCAGAAAAGTTAGTGAATTGCTGACCTTGACCGGCCTGAGCTAAAGTAGGGGTTACGCCTGGTTGAGTAGCGGTTGCAGCGCCAGGAGTTACGCCCGGTTGCATTAGGCCACTCCTAAAACTCTGCATATCGCTTTGATACTGAGAGCCTAGCTGATCATATTGACTTTTTAGTTGAGCGAATTGTGGGCTATTTCGATCCATTGACCCTAATTGCTGCCCCATTTGCATCAATTGACTTTGCCTTGGGTCAGACATAGCTCTGCTTTCAACCTGCCTGTTGATGCTTTCTTGGTTCGGTAAAACGACAGGAGCCTGAGTACGAGGCATAACTCCTGGCTGCATCCCAAGCATACCTCCTAGTCCTGGCTGTGTATTTTGACCTGTTCTTTGTGCTGCTTGTATTCCGCCCGCTGGACCCGCCATGAGATGCTCCTAGTTTATTCGTCGACCATTAGCGAAGTCGCCACCACCATAGCCGCCGCCATAGCCGCCATACTCATCGATCATGCCGTAGTTGTCGTCAAATCCGGGTATTTTGGTAACATCTGTGCCAGTGCCGTAAGGATTCACGAACTGTTTGTTGATCAGAGCGGCCTGCCCAGGTCGTCGTGCTGCAAGTTCTGCTACTGCCTGCTCGTAGAGAGGCGCAGATGAGTACCCACGGACACCGCCCTCGAATGTCTGAGCTTCAGGCATACCGGCCATAGCATCCATCTGAGGCATTAAACCAAAGGCAGAGCCGAAGTTAGCAGCAGACTGCATCGCAGCGGCTTGCATTGGAGTAAACGCTGCAACGTCAGGACCGTAGTAGGGAGTGTAGCCGATCTGGCTGATTTCTTTGCCCTGGGCGATGTTGGCCCTAGATGCGTCTTCGATGTACTTAGGTATCTCTACCTGTGTTGTTTGGCTGCCGCCTTTTCCACCTGACATATTAGATTTCCTTGCTCAGTGTTAGTAGTGTCGGCTCCCACCCAAATGGTGCTAGGGCCTTCTTCCATCCCATCCTGCCCGACAGAGTCATTGCAGAGCATCCTTGTGCTTTTGCCCACCGTATGACGTCTTCGTGCATGTCGGTGATCTGGTCTAGCTCTCCTCCTGCGAGGAATATGTGTAATACCCTTTTTCTTGGATATACTGCTAGCTCCGTAACAATGCACCCACGCTCAGCAGGCCATAACTGCATATTGCCTGACAGTATACCATCAAATACGTCTTGTAGGTCGTGAGTACCGCCGCCATAGGCTAGTGCGTCCTCAATCCACTTAGAGCACCTAACAAATTCGTCTACGATGACACAACCTCCAATACAGATAGTGTTACCGATGGTGACGCAGGAGAGAATGCTGTAGCGGCCGAGCCGTGCAGATCTGCGTCTAGATCATCAGTAGCAAACATAGCTTGCAAGTAGTCTCCTGCCGTAACAGAGAAAATCGCAGACCGGCAGATAGTCTTGCGCTGATCGTTATTGTGCAGAGTATCCACCATAGTAGTATTAGGCGCATTGGTACCGTTGATGCGAGGCCAGAAATAGAACGTCTTGGTGTTAGCAGACTCTGAATGCATCTCAGCAGTAAACGTAATGTGAAACACGCCAGACTTCGTGAAGTTAATCTTCGATGAGTCAGTGCCATCAATAGATATGCCGTTTGCAGACACCGTGGTGTTCCAAGTTATCTCTGTGGCGGTATTGATAGTAGAGGCCGCGTGAATCGTTGTATCCACAATGTAAGCATAATGAACCTGCCCGCCACCTAGAGCAAGAGGCCACCATGCCAGATCTTTCGAGACTACAGGATACTTTCCATCACGCTCCCACATTAGAAGGCCATCCTCAGAGGCAGACTCCGTGGAGCCCTTGTGCTCCAAGAGAGACCTGATTCTTCCAAGGTACTGAGCTAGCCTTCTTGCCCAGGTATCCCATGACGGACCTTGGGGCTGCGGGATCTGTTCGCTCACCTACGCCCTCCCGGCAGTATATCTAATCGATTTACACCCACGCGCCAATTGGATAGTGTCTGCCCCTCTATTCGCATCCTTACTTGCCGGCCACTAAACCGGACAGATACAGGATTACCCATTGTGTAAGGGCCATATTCACGCTCCTCACCATTAGGATAAAACCTTGTCTTGAATGTGGCAGTCACATCGCCTTGCGTTTTCTCGTCAGGGATCATCTCAACAACAGAGGCAATTTGATCTCCTGTAGCAATCATGATCGGCCCGGACTCCGCAAAGGGAACAATGCCACCATAATCAAGACCAACCTCATGCTCGTACAAATGATTGTCGTCAGCAGAAGCCCAAACAGGATAGCGGTAAACGCCATGATCCACAGCAGCAGTCCTGCCAATAGAGCCAATCGACCAAGTATTTTCTGCATAATTCCAGACGACATAGCTGTCATTCTCTACCGACTCATCTGACGGATAAAACCACCAGATCTCAGAATAGCGAGAGTTTGTTGTCGCGTATACCTTGGACCACTGAGCCTGATTAATGTGGCTGAAAACATAGTCAGACACCTCTGAGGCAACCTTGGATACAGCACCGCCTTGGTAAGAGTAGAAGGCCTTCCTGCCCATCCACACCGCGCCAAGATCAGTTACAGCAGCAGCCTTCCTAGAGATAATGCCACAGGACGTTCCAACCCTTTCCCTAGAGTAGACATAGGGAGGCCCTAAGTAGGACATGACGTGAGCGTCTACATTGGTAAGTATCAGCGACTGACCACGAACCCTAAGACCGCACATAATATCGCCAGAGGTTTGTAGCTCGATGTCTCCAGCCTCGTTTGTCGCAGAGGGGGTCCAGGTCGTGTAGTCCTCTTTGTCGCTCCACTGTACGAGCCTCGGGTTGCCGCCTGCACCAAGAGCAAACAGGAACCTTTCCTCGGTAACGAACATAGACAAACAATTCACTGGAGAGTTAGGGACCTGGTAAGCAGGAGTTCCACTATTAAGTTCCCACTTATAGATCTTGCCGTCCTCTGGGGTGCAAGCTACAAGCTCCTCCCCCCAGTTATCTAGAGCCCAAGTTGTCGCAGGAAGCGTAGCAGTGGCCTCTATCCTTTCTGTTCCGTAGTAGTGAAGACCGTAAGACCCAGCACCGAACCCGGTGGAAGCAACGGCGCTTTCCCTGCCAGCAGTAAACCCTACAGGCGTGATGTCATGCTGAATACCGGCATCAGTGTAGTAGTAAAGCTTATTGTAGGTTCCCGCAGCCGTATACTTGCCAAGGTCATTATCGGACCAGCTATAAAGCCCACGAACAGCAGCATTTGCGGCAGTCAGAGACTTTTGCTGCCAACCACCAACGGGCCCCATAGTTCCGTCTGTCCATCTAATTAAATTGGAATCCAGCCACCTATTCTGGCTCTGTAAATCAGTGCCATTACGATAGATCCCTGCTTGTATCTGAAGGGGAACGAGAGCCATTAGGCGACTCCTTAAGGCTTAACAGGCCAGTCTGATTCTTGCAAATAAGGGAAGCTAGCGTGACTAGTTATGTCGCGCAATGCCTGCCTGTATGCAGCCATCTCATCCGTCATAACAACATCGGACAAGGCATAGAAATCAGTCTTGGCTATGAGGTCGTCTCTCTTCATCCTGACTACCAGAGCCTCTGCATCTGAGTTCGCTTGTATCTCTTCCGCTGTCAATGCAACCACGGTCTTAGTGATAGTCCATGACCCACCAACGAGTGTAGGGCTGTCTGCTGAGACGACCTTGTGGGTCATAGCGTCATAGCTAGGATCATCTGCAACAACCACGCTATGGACGCCCCAAGCCTCTAGAGTTGCCGTAGGGACCTTCTTAGGGAAAGACGTGTTCGGATTGTCACTACGCAGATTTCCGACCGTGTAAGGATATTGGTCTACCGCATTGTTTGTAATTTTAACGTACATTATTGTCTCCGGTTAGTAGGGTATGTCTACTGGTGATGCCCATGCGGGCGATGTTCTGTCTGATACTGAGGTGTTTGTTGCCGAGGCTAAATTGGATTGACCAGCCAAGCCTGTACTTCCATTGGCATCAGTAATGCCGTAATTTGCCTCAACAGTTGCTGTCCATGTCGCAGTGTCATCATATTCTATTACCAGTTCTGAACTTGTGTATGTGATGTCGGTGTTCAGAGGGAATCTTACTAAATTTATTTCATTAGGTGATGAGCTACTTCTACCAACAAGAGTAAATCCGTCACCAGCCATAGAACAGAAATTAGTATTGCCAGTAATATTTGCTTGAGGAAAATAAACTTTTGTTTTTGATATCAGGTTTCCGTCAGGGTCGCATGTGAAGATAAATCTATCACCATCCTCATAAAGAGCAGTGCTAAAATGAATATTCCCCTGAGAGCAAATAAATGATGAAAACCTGCCGTATGCAAACTTCGTGTCAGGGAAAGAAGCATTGGATACCTCTCTTGACCACTGATAGACGCCAGAAGAATTAAACTTCATAAAGAATGTTGAAAGAGTTACGGCAGATCCAGTGTATGAAATATAGCCTGCAACATAAAGATTGCCGTTTGAATCTGAAATCGCATTTAAGCAACAGTCCCTACTGGTAGCACTTACTGGTGCACCTATGAATTTGCTTATGGTTCGGCTTATTGTTGTGTTGTTGGTTACACTGTATTGAGCAGCCCATCCTTTATTACCTACTGAGCCTAACCAGTTAGCAGTAGAAATATAAAAAGAATCCGTTCCGGTTACTGTGTATTCTATTCCTTTACCGTATGAATAACTTGTTCCTATATTAGAAATACCGCTGTATGAAGTAAACTGATTTCTTGTGGTGTGAGCAAGGTCTCCATAAGAAATACTTTGATAGTCATCCGGTCTCCATCCAGTTACATAAAAGTAACCATCTAAATGCAGTCCTCTGTTATAGGCGCTTGCCAAATAATCATTAAATGTCCACTGCCCTAATTGAGTAACAGCCCCAGAGGATTTGCTAAGCTTACCTGTTTCCCATGAGCTATTAGTAAACCTAGAAAAGAAATAAACATTGTCGTCATCAAAACCTAAGTTTAGAGGAGCACCGGTGTTGTTTCCTACACTAAATTTTTTAGACCACAAATAATCGCCATTCTCATCAATTAAATCAATGTGATGAAGATTAAGCGAAATGTCACGGCCTGCAAAAACCACATAGCCAGTAGATGCATCAATTTCAACCCCAAGCGGGTTGCTTGAGCTATTTGTTATGACATGGTAAGCAGAACCAATGTAATCAGCTCCACCTACACCAGCCGCAGCAATTATCGTCTTTTTAGATACAGTCATTAGCCCATCGCCTGTCCAGCAGTAAATCCATACCAAGTAGTACCGCCATCATGCGTGATAAATACAAAGTAATCTACCGCAGACGCAGTGGCTGTTAGTGTGGGAGCAGTAGCTGCTGCCCAATCTACGCTTGTTGGCCATGTGATCGTGTAACCAGTAGCCCCAGCGTCTTGTACCACCTTTAGCGTAAAAGAGGAGGCCTTGCCAGATGCCGCTGGGTTGGAGAACGTGAAGGTCGTGTTTTCGCTTAATGTGTGCGAGAAGTTAGTCCCATCGTTCAGATTAACGGTAGTTGCATTGGCGCTCGAGCTTACAGCCGAATACTCTTCGTTAATCCCGTTATCAAAGGTAACAACACCATTAGAGTCAGCAGTGACAGCCTTGGACGCCTCTGTGGTTCCTAGCGTCGTGATGTCTAGATAGTTGAGCTCTGCCGCAGTCGCGCTTACGACCGTGCCGCCCACCTTCCATGCTCCAGCAGACAGATCGGGAGATATCGCAGTAGATCCATCAAGCAGGTCATCAATAGAGTCAAAGTTAGTGTTTAGCTTAGTGCCCCAGGTATCGGCCGATGCACCGACCTCTGGCTTGGTTAAGCTATAGGTTGTAGTTGTGGTATCAGCCATGATTGATTCCTTAAGCCGCTTCTGTCCAATTAGTTGAGTCGCCAGACACCTTGGTCCAGCCTGTTACATCATTAGTTAAATCAGTCCACGCATCTGACGGATCTGTCTCAGTAATCCACTTCTGACGCGCCACTGTGAGGGACACCGAGGTCACAGAAGACAGCGCCCCGCCAGGCGTTGTTCTTGTATAGTATACACCAATACCAGAGACTGAGCTCATCAGAGAGGAGCCAACAAGCAAAGTCACTGCATTGGTTGTGGTGCTCGATGATACAGGTGCCTGAGATTGGCCCTGGTGTATTTTCTCCGAACTTGCCGAAACCACAGATGACGCAGCAATAGACGAAGATGCGCTTTGGACTCTGTTGCCAGTTATTACACCGCTTACCGAGGACGAAACAACAGAGCCTGATTGCTTGACCTTCTGAGACGAAACAGAAGAGCTCGAGGTTGCAGTTATTGACGAAGAGCCACTTATGCCGGCCTGAGCCGTTACCGTTGCAGATATGTTGATCTGTGCAGAGAAATCGTAGGTGTTGACAACAGCGGTAGCAATTGCGGCGCTATTAACGAAGCTTCTTTTGCCGTAACCGTATGATCCGTATGGGTAATCACCATAGTCATAGCTTATAGACGGCTGTAGCAAAGGCAGAGGGCCCTTGCCGTATCCGTATGATCCGTATGGCAAATTGCCGTAGTCATACTTAGTTGGCGTTACAAAGTTAGTAGGATTGATAGACGTTGAAACAGACGCGACGATGCTTGCCTGAGCGTCCTTAAATATAGACGTTGAGGCAGAGATTGGTTGTTCGCTGTAAGCGTTAAATCCGTACATTATTCAAAACTCAAATAGCATCCACCTATCAGATCGTAAGCCGCATTTCCCGTGCCTTGTTGAGCAAAGAGCCTGTTAGTGCTGTAGTCAAGCTGGAATTCATAAGCAAACTGTATTCTGATCAAGGTGTTTTCGCCAACATCGTTTATTTTTGCGTCCCAAAATGAACCTGTCATGTTTGGGTAGTTTGCATTGTAGAACAAGTTGCCTCCAAGGATTAAGTGAGGAGGCGATTGCTCTGTTGGGGTTATAGATACATTAGTACCGTTGTAGCTTCGGGCTGCTATCGAATCATTAACATAAATGGTTGTTATCGCAGAAGAAGGCCTAAAAATATGAACCTGTAGCGCGTTCCAGTTATGGTCTACGGAAGCGAGCTGTACTACGCCAACAGCTACATCTGTTGCATTTAACACCTTGTAAATACAATTGATCTCAAAGGTGCCATCATGAAAGAATGCAGTAGACCAGCCAGCAGGAGTGTAGTTTCTACCAATAGTTCCTGCAAAGCCGATAGCAAGATCACCAACCTGAGTGCCAGAAGGAAGTGACACAGTTCTAACATTGCCAGAAAAACCTTTTGCTATGTAGGTCAGCTCAATGCCGCCGCCACCCGCACCACCAGCTCCCTGGACCTTTTTGGCTAACATTAGGCACCATTCCCTACCAAGGCTCCGTAAAGAGTAGAGCCCACCTTCCATAATGCGATAGTCGTGTAGCCAGTTGCAGCCAAGTCAGGCGCTGCTGCGGCGTTGTTCACCCAGGTCATGGTAGGCCATGTGATGGTGTAGGTTGCGCCGTCATCTATCATCAGGGTCATGCTTTCGCCGGCAGAGAAGGATTCAGTAAGCGTAGTATTAGCAGCTAGCGTGATGGTTTGGATAGTGCCGTTGGCCGGGTCAAGGTCTGTTCCAGATATAGCATGAACGGTCTCTTGGATTGCGCCAGTTAGCTCTATGTCGCCGCCTGCATTGTAGCTGACAGCCCTTTCGGCTGCGTAGGTGACGAACACCTCCTTGGTCCCAGCGCCAAAGTTTACAGCAGCGCCTGCGTTGCTAGACGACAAAACAGTGTCTCTGCTTAGTGTGGTCCCTGTGGCTGTATACGTCCCTACACCGATCTCCCAATCAGAGGAGTCGATGATAGCGTAGAAGGTGGTGTTGCCGTCACCTACAGCAGAGAAGCCCTGAAAACCAGAAACAGCCCCAGCAAGCGTAAACGTGCCTGTACCTGTTGTTGTGCTGGTTTCCTTGACCCTATCCTTTATGATTAAAGGCATAGCTTAGTCCAAGGTTATATCAAGATCGCCAGTTGGGATGCGGAACACGTCACCGCTATCAATTGCCTTGCTTGTGGTAAGAGCCCCGTGAACCAGCATATTGCCGCCAGATAGAGCGTCGTGTATACCGATGTGGCTCACTGTGCCCCAGTTCGCAGTTGCTGTTGGAAACTCAACAGATGCGGTATTGCTGGCTGTGTCGCCTGTCACATTAAACGTGACGGCTACTCGAGCATAAGACCCACCAGAGACTTCAGTGCCGGCAGCGCCAGTGTCAGTAGGATCTGACGTGAAGAGGCCAACATACCAGGTAGTAGGCCGGGTTACAGCGTCTGTTGTTAAGCTCCACTGGAGCACGGTTGTTTCAAACGTATTTACAAAGCTCATTAGTAGCTCCTGATCTTGAGTCTTAATCCAGAGCCGCCTGACTTGGCTTTATCGCTCTGTCGGTTTGTTCCTGCTATTGCCCCAGAGTATAACACACTCCAGACCTGCATTCTGGCGTCATCCTTCAAGTATGGGGCAGACTGACTGAGTGCTCCGTACAGGTAAGCATCTGGCGACATCTCTAGAAGCCAGTTAGATGGGTTAGCGTCTGATAGCTGGTTGATCTCAGAGTAGTAGAGCATCTCAGTGCTGTACGTCGTATCGGGCGTAGGGAACACCTCTAAGGAATCACCTGAGATTGAGTAGTAGCGTGGTTTCCCTTGCTTGTCGCCGCTCTCCATGCGGAATTGCAGCATGTCATCAAGGCTAACAAGCTCTAGCCTGGTAGACCTCTCGTCGTTAATATGCAGCCTGACGGGCTCCAGGAAGTCTGCTGGCAGCGCAGAGAACCTGCTGTCTATCTCACCCTCAGATCTCTCCTGCATCTTGTAGTGACGAATCTCACGCTCCATCTGGGCCTCTGCTAGGGAGATGAACGTAGGGATGATCGCCGTTAGGTCGTCCCGGTTGAGGAAGTCAGCTATTGTAGACTTCAGCTCTGTGTATGTTGTGATTGCCATGGTTGTGTCCTGTTTACATCATGCCCATTGCGCCAAATAGATAGTCTAGTACGCCTCGCTTTTCACCATATGCGCTTTTCCTGAATAAATCTTCTGGAAGCTCTGGAGCAAGCAAACCGCCTGTGGGATCTAGTCTACGGACTCCACTGTTTATATCTCCCATCGTGTCGGCCATGGTTGCCATGATTCCGCTTTCTGGGGATCTTATCATTTGTGACCTTGGTGGAACCTGAGTTCGCATACTTGGGTCAGTGTATTTTTGCTCAATAATCTGGGCCGAGGCTTGCTCTGGCGACATAGAGGCAGCGCCTGCCGCGCCCGCTGCTAGCAGTCCCGCTTCTGGACGGCTGTAGAGAGACTTGCCTGTCTCTAGGTAGGTTCTAATGTTGTCTAGCCACTTCTGATTAGTGGGCTGAGCAACACCTTGGCCTCTGATATTCCCGGCAACAATAGCTTGCTCGTTAGTGAACGGCCTTGGGGCAGAACCAGACTTTGGTTTAGTCATCTCTTGGCGAAGCATGTTGTATGCGTCTGGGAACATAACATTAAAAGGCACACTCTGCTCAAGACCGCCAACATAATCACCTGGCATACCTGTATCATAAGATTTGTGCGAGTCTATAGCTCTTACCGACTCATCTAATCTTGGTGAGTACATCGAGATACCCGAAGCCCCGTACTTTGTGCCCTCTAGCTCCGGAGAGTTAACAGCCTCAATGGTCTCTCTGTAGATCGGAAACCCTTTATCTCTGTAAGCGGCCTTACCCATTATTGTAGCGAATGCTGTACGCATCTTACCTAGGCCCTGACCCGCAAAGTCGCCAGTGCCCATAAGTTGATCCATCGCCATAGGATCATCTAGTCCCACCCACTGCGGATAACTTTTACGAAGCTCGGCATCAAAGGCCGCCTTATCTTTCTTGGCTAATGGCAGTTGTCGAACCTGAGTCATTAAAGACTCGGCAGGAGGAGTGCTAAAATTGGTTGAGTCTGCCTCCATTCGGTTGTAGACAGCTAAAGGCTCTTGTTTTGCCTCATCGGCCATCTTAATCAATCTATTGTGAGCACCACGAGCCACTCCTAGATTAGACGCCCACCCAAGGCCTTGATCTACATTCTGTTGGCTAAACTTGTAGCCGCCTTGCACTGGTATTTCGCCCACATCCTGACCGCCAACCATGCGCAGTATGCCTACATTCGACGGATCACCACGATTAGGAACAAGTATCCTACCCATCATGTCCTCTGGCTCAATAATGGTTCGCGGCCCTAGATCTGTTTCCTCGAAGTCAGTGCGAAACTGATTCTGTGCAGCATTCATCTCTCGCTGCGCTACAGCAGGATTCTCTAGTGATCTCTTGTATTTGGTTGTTGCTGTTTTGACAGCGGTAGGATTTCCAGCAGATTCTGGCTTTAAGACACCAACAGACAACAGCCTATCAGTCAACGTCATGCCTGCGCTTTCCAAAGAGTCTGTGATGTTAGCCAATAGTCCTGCGACTATTTTTGCCTTGCCTGCCATGTTATGTCCTCATGTACCGATGACATGAGTATAACACAGACTAAGCGATCCCTCGGATGTTGCGACGGATAGGTGCACCCCAGACATGTGTAGGCTTGTAGCCCACTGCCAGGTAGCGGAAGGAGTCTGCTGCGTGTGAGGTCCAATCGTGTAGAGGTCTGCCGCGCCATGCCTTACCGTTCTCGTCCCAATCCCTGCGGTACTGTCTCAGGGCGTCAATTCCACGCTCGCACTTCTCCTGGTCGAACCAACATTGCGGGATCATTGAGCGAACCTGCTGTATGCCGTCCTCGATACTGAGCATGGGCGCCACTATGACGTTGCTTAGGCCTAGAGACTGTAGGACCTCGAGCCTAGACTTGCCGGTGCCGAGCTCTTTGACCCGGACGTCGTGCGGCAGGATATGTTGGTCGTAGGTGTAGCCTTTGCCCTGGAGCACCTGCACATAGTGGTCTAGGGCGCAGCCAGAGTTCTCGTAGTAGTCAATGATGCGGATCTCTTTGCCGATATACTGCGCGAACCAGATGACGGTCGTGTCAGCCATACCAAGGTCCCACGAGGTCACCACAGCGGTAGACTTGTCATAGGGCACCGCGCATAGCTTGCCGTCAGTCTTAGCCTGTAGCATCTCTAGGGCGTAGTAGCTGCCCTCTACATGGATGCGGAAGTCACCCTCCCAGACGTGCTGATAGATGTCTGGGCGCTTCTCTAGGTCCTCTAGCCTTGCCTGCTCTAGTACGTCAGGGAACCACGGATTGTCAGACCACTGGAGCTCGGCGATCTTGGCGTCCTTTGGCGGGTCCTCACGGAATCGCTTGTGCGTTGCCGAGTTCTTGCTCTCCGGGTTCCACGTCACCCAGATCTCAGAGTCGTGCTCTCGGACTGACGGGATGAGCTTCTGCCAGGCTGTCTCGCTGACACTCTCTGCCTCATCTACCCAGGCTAGCAATAGACGAGACTTAGACTTAAGGGAGTCCACGTTAGTTCGGAGGCCTGCGAAGGCGTAGTTGATCCTGCCGTCCTTGCTGCGGATGTAACGCTCGCCGACCTCGTAGTAGTCAGCTAGGAATTGCACGGAGCCGATAGCTGCCTTGATCTCCTCGAGGGATGACTCACTGAGAGAGTTAAGGTGCTCACGACCACAGAGGATGATGCCTTCCCTGCCCGCCTTGCCTTCCTGGTAACCCCTTAGAGCTGTCATCAGGGCGAAGGTGCGAGTCTTGCCAGAGCCACGGCCACCATAGGCGCCACGGTATCTAGCCTTGCCCTCAAACACGGGCACTAGCTTGTCAGGGATATCAATCGTCGCTGCTGTCATCTGCCCGCACTCCACGCAGTACAATACTGGTCGGAGCCAATGCGCCGTCAGAGCTCGTCACGTCCTGCTCAACGCGATCTGAGTAGCCGTGCTTGGTAAGTATGAGCTTAGTGATAGTCGGGTTGAAATCGCCTGTGAGGCCGTTAGAGAACAGCTCCTTGGCTTGTCTAGCCATTAGGTCCTCTAAAATGTCCGAAAACTCTGTGTTCTCGCCTTTCCATTTGTAGACTGTGGACCTTGATACATTTAGATACACAGATAATCCCTCAATGGTTGGGATCACTTCACCGTGCAATAAATACTCTTTTGATGCGTATCTACCTGCCTGCTCTATTAGAGCGTCGGTCAGCTTAGATGGGCGTCCTGCGGTCATAGTCTTATTCCGTAGTGGCGTTCGAGGTGACGAACAATCTTAACGATCTCGTCGAAGTAGGTTTCTCTGTCGACAGGGTAGCCCTTGCTGCGTAGGACGTCTTTGATCTCGTCCCTTGTCAGTGGTATGGGCTTATCCTCGTCGATTACTATCATTTCGGTGCTTCTGTGCTACTTGCCTTTGGGCTTTCGCTTTTTGCCTTTTCCGTACATGACTCAATCTCCTTCTTGCCCTTGCCAAATATCTGGTCCCAGTTAGACTCGAACTTCTCCTTGTCTATCTTTAGGGGCCGTCTGCCTGAACCTTTACCCATAATTGTCACCGCGCTTGGGATCTTCCGCAGGGTTTACCTGCCTTGAGTGCCTAGTGATCTGGCTGTGCCCGGCACTTCTACCTGTTGGTATTTTCTGAATCTTACCACCATTTGCCAAGAATTGCATAACTTCTTGATCTAGCTGCTTTTGCAGTTTGCGCTTGTCAACAAATACTGGTGCCTCTTTCCTTCTAAAATCCAAATGCCTGCTCCTTCAGCGGGTTCCAATCAGAGTTGTCTATCTGATCTATGCCCTTACGCTTTCTCTCGTCTCGTCTGGCGAGAACTACCTTGAGGTTCTTACGGTCGCTGTACTTCATGCGTTCACCGCGCTCTAGGGCCGCCTTGGCTATCATTATAATGCCATCGTCTTCGTCCCTAATTTTCTTTAGCAGCCAGTTAGGGTCGTGCAGCAGCTCTCGTTTTTCGGAGAATAGCACGTCTATCGGCAACCCTA